ATTGCATTGACTGGTTGATCGACCGGCCAGTATAAAAGTCGATTAAAAATGTTAATTGGCGAAGTTTCAACTCTCGCTCTCGCTGCCTAATTAATTAGGTAATGAGTGGGGCGGCATGAGCCTTATTACCAAATCATGATGACTCCGATAATCGGATATGGAAGTCTAGCCAGACATAAATAGGAATGATGATTGTACTCAATCTGACGCAGATAATTCTGATAGCTTTGTTATTTGTGTGATAACAAGTAACTAACAATGTAGAAGTTTATATAGGCGTTTACACTGGACGGGGTTCGATTCCCCAATCGTCCACTTAATATTATGAGAAAGATTTGCATATACTGTGGAAAAAGAAAAAATGCCAAGTCTTTTGCTAGACATATTGGACATAAAGATAATTTGGATAGTAGATGTAGAAAGTGCGTTAAACAACATACTAAGATTAGAAATAAGCTAAGGAAAAAAGCTCCCCAAAAGCCAGGGGGTTGTGAGTGTTGTTTTTGTAGTCCAGATAAATGGCACCTAGATCATGACCATGTTTATCATACTTTTAGAGGATGGTTGTGCGAAACTTGTAATATAGGGATAGGAAAATTAGGAGATAATTTAGAAGGTATTGTTGCTGCTTTGAAATACTTATCAGTAAGAAGTAAAGTTGAAGATCAAGCTGTGCTAAATCACATTATTCAAGGCGTGGTTTTTTCTTTAAACCATTTGCTAGAGAAAAGACGAAATGATGCTTGACAACAGCATTACCGTATGGTACACTTGGAGAAACATAGGAGAAATTGGAAATGTCATTTGAGCATCTGGCCGGTTTTGTTCGTGATCTGAAAGCAACTAGTAGTACAATTGATAAGGTTGGAATTATTGAGGATTATACTTCATCTAATGATGAAGGATCAAATTTTATCAAAAATATTCTGCTCTATACATATCATCCATTGTGGCAATACAATGTTACAAGCGAGAATCTGAAAAAGAAATCTAAACTTAGAGGCAGAGACTTTGGAGACATCTTCTTCTTGCTTAATGCTCTAAAAGATCGTCAAGTTACTGGTCATGATGCTATTGGTGCAGTAAATACCTTTATTGATAACCATCCGGAATTTGAAGAACTAATTCATTGTATCATTGATAAAGATTTGAAAACCCGTGCTGGAGATAAGCTTATCAATAAGGCTATTCCAGATCACATTCCAACATTTAGTGTTGCATTAGCGGACAAGTATGTTCCTAAAATTGTAGACTGGAAGGATGGATGGTATGTTAGCAGGAAGATCGACGGTGCTAGATGTATTGCTATTGTTGATGGTAATGGTAATGCTACCTTTTATTCCCGCACGGGAAAAAACTTTGATACTCTTGATATTGTTAGCGGTGGGATTAAAGCTTTGGGACTTACTAATGTAGTTCTTGATGGAGAACTTTGTCTTGTTGATGAAGATGGTAATGAGGATTTTCAAGGAGTAATGAAGGAACTTCGTAAGAAAGACCATACTATTCCTAATCCTTCCTATAAAATCTTTGATATGATTACTCATGATGAGTTTTATAGTCAGAAGGGAGAGAAGAATAGACCATTCGGTATCAGACTCAAGAATCTTACAGAAGTGATGAAGAAGAACGAATGTCCATGTTTGACACTTCTTGAACAGTCTTTGATTAAAGATGAAAACCATTTTCAAGAATTTGTCAAAGAATCAACCCAAAACGGCTGGGAAGGTCTGATGCTTCGTGCAGACACTCCATATAAAGGTAAACGATCAAAAGACCTACTCAAGTATAAATCATTCTTTGATGATGAGTATGAGGTTCTTGAAACAGAAATGGGGCCATTCCGTTATGTTAAGGATGGTGCAGAATGTGAGGAGACTATGTTGAGTTGTGTGATGATTCAGCATAAGGGTCATACCGTTAGAGTAGGTTCTGGTTTTAGTATTGATCAAAGACAGGAGTTTTATAAAAACCCTAAGAAGATTCTAGGAAAGCAAATTACAGTTCAATATTTTGAAGAAACAGAGAACGAAAAAGGTGGCATTAGTCTAAGATTCCCAACCTTTAAGATTCTTCATGGAGAAGAAAGAGACATATAGAATTATGCCACCAGCATGGAAAGAGCTAGGCTTTAGAAGTTATGATGCCTATATAAAGTCTAGGCTTTGGTGGAATATAAGGCAACTGGTTTTAGAACGAGATGGTAGATGTTGTCAAGTTTGTGGCTCCCCATCTAAAATGGTTCATCATATTGATTACGCAAAAATTATCATGCTGGGTAAAGGAAATCAGCATGAATTAATTACGCTATGTGAACCATGCCATAATTTTGTTGAACAAGATAAAAGAGTTTCTGAAAAGAAAAGCTTGTTGAATAAACTATTTTGTCAACACAGTAAAAATACTTTAGACGAATGGCAAGTATGGGCTAAACAATTCAACACAGATATAGGGTATGATAAAACCAGACTATTTGAATCAAAGCGCAAAAAAGAAAAATACAAAAAACATAAAAGAAAAAAACAAGAACAACCAGAAGTTACTGAAACAAAACCAATAGCATTAAGCCTAAGAGATGAAATTGACCAATTTATTAAAGGTCATAAAAATAAAAAACAAAAATCTCCTAGATATAACGCCAACTACTACATTAATAAACAAAAGAGAGAACAACATTGTAGAACCCTTCGTCCTGCTACCAAAGAAAGCAGGAAAGAATTTATTACTAATACTGTTCGCAAATACAGCAGAAAAAGCAAAAAAAATATTCAGAGATATTTAGATAATCATAGACCCTTAATAGAATTACTATTCAATCATCCTGAAGCAAGCGATAAGTTAAAAGAAATTATTGCTAAACACCCATATTTCATTAAAGAATCAAGAAAAAACGAAACAGAAGAACAAAAAAGACAACGCAGAGACGAACAATATCAAGAGAAAAAACAAATAGAACAGAAAGAAATTGTTCATATTCTTCAACAACAGGAATACCGAAAACAAAAACCTAAAAAAAGAACAAAACCATTCGGTAAATTACCAACGTGGACTTTTAATAACAAACCAAAAATTGAAAAAGAAAAATCTCCACTACTTAGATATGTGAAAGAAGTAAAATCTAATAAAACAATCAATCCATAAAGCGGTGTATAGTAATATCCCGCCTTAAAAGGAATCCACCATGCACAAAATTGTTATCCGGTCAATTTTTTATCACTGGCTATTTTTATTTGCTGGTGTTGCCATAGGATTTATCTGCAACTCAGAATATGTTGGAGAAAAAGCCGTTGTTGTAGAAAGATCAATTAATAATATCTTTTTTCCAATTACATATGATGAAAATATAGAGAATTATGTTAAATGGATGGGTAAAAATAGAATCCACTCTGAATTAGGCTATCCAGAAGATTTTGAAATTCTTGAAGATGTTGTAAAAGGAGAAGAATATTATTGGGCTATAGCCAAATATACCGATGTAAAAACTGGCAAGGAAATAAAAACTGTAGTTAGTACAAAAGTAAGATGGAGACCTTGGGAGTATAATTATCATACCAAAAAATTTGATGATATCATGGAAGAAAAAAAGCTAAGTCAGGATAGAAACTAAAGAGTCGTGTCTTGACAAGACGATAGGACTAGTGTACAATCACAGCATACACTTTGGAAACAAACTTGGAGTTGAAATGTCTGACCTAATCCAGCAAGATCGAATTGAAAAAAAGCCTGTTGTTATGAGTACCAGCAAGGCCGATGAATTTTTTAAGAATTTTCCCAAGGACAAGGTAGTTGCCTATAAAGATTATTGGGAAACTGTTCGTCCTAAGACCGATGAAGATATTTTTCGTCGCTACCTTTTTGCGTACTGCTCAGTCCACACTACTTGGCAGGGCAATGTCAAGGGATATAATGCTATCAAGAATTTTAGCGAATGGTTGGATAGCAAAGAAATTCTTTTGACAAAACTCCACAAGAGCGGCGTTGGTCTGCACAATAATCGTACCAATTATATCTGGGATTTTAGCACCAAATTTTGGGCTAATCCTAAAGATTTTTATCTGACTACTAAGAAGTATCATGTTAAGAAGCGTGATAGTATTCTGAATAAGATTAGTGGAATTGGGCTGGCTAAGATTAGCTTTGCTCTTGAGATGATCCACCCTAATGAGGCAAGAGTATTGTGCGGAGATATTCATCAATTGAGACTTTACGATGTTGAGGCTCTCAAATATAATAAGAGTAAGTCTGGGTCACAGATTTATAAAAAGATGGAACGTCACTGGATGATAAACTGTGGAAAGCTTAAAGTTCCATCGTATGTTGCACGATCAATCTATTGGGATGATCTGCAAAAGAAAGAAGATAGTCGTTACTGGAGTTATGTTTTAGAGGAGAATTAATGAGAAGTCTACTATCAATATGTGAAAAATATAAACATTTAACAGATAAGAACACAGAACATTCTTATGTTAGTAGTGTTTATGAAAATTTGTTTAATGATATTCAAGATACATGCACTAATGTTCTAGAAATAGGAATACATCAAGGTGGCAGTATCAAATTATGGAAAGAATATTTTATTAACGCCACTATTTATGGTGTTGATAACAATCAAAACGTAGAATTATTTAAAGATACTCCTGATGAAAAAATTAAATTATTTGTAAATGATGCTTACAGCTTAGGTTTTGTAGATTCTCTACCTAATAATTTTGATTTAATTATTGATGACGGGCCACATACTCTTGATAGTATGGTTAGATTTTTGCAATATTATCAATCTAAATTAAATGATAATGGTATCTTAATTATAGAAGATATTTCAGACATTAAATGGATAGAGGATTTTAAATCTCATATTCTTCCAGAAAATATCGAAAGATATACTGTTTATGACTTAAGAGAGATTAAAGGAAGAAATGATGATATTTTACTCATCATAGATAAACGAAAGAAATCATGAATCAAAACGGTAAGGGTTCTAAAAGAAGGGTAAGTTTGGTTTCTCAAGATACTTGGGACAAAAACTACGAAAGAATTTTTAGAAAGAAAAAAAATGGGAAGCGTCACAAATCTAAAAGAAAATAAGACCTTATTCATTCCATGCTCTTGCAAAAGCGAGATACTGGTAGTTGAATTTGATCATGAAATTGAGATGGCAGACTTGGCGATATTTGAGAATTATACAAACTATAGCAATAAGATGTCATTATGGCAGAGACTAAGGTATTGTTATAAGGTTTTATTTGAAAAAAAGCCATACGCTGATCAGATGGTGCTAGATAAAAATCAATTGAAAGATTTACAAAAATTCCTGAGTGGACTTAGCCTTTAAGGTGTATATCATAAGGTTTCCTAACTTATAACAGGGAGGCTAATTATGGTCGTTAGAACAGCAGTAGAATTCATGAATGATCAATTAGCTGATAGAGTGAAGATGCTACAAAAAGCTTTAAATCAAGCTGAAAAAATTATTACCACTCTAGAAAAAGAAAACAACAATCTAAAAGACGTTCTTAATAATCTAACGTCAGAAAATAACGAAGGTTATGTTCTTGATAGTGAGGCTTTTAATGAGCCAGTGTTTACGGTCTAAAGAGAAGAATAAAAGAATTATAACCCAAATTGGTGAGAATGAATATTTGGTTGAGGGTGAAAGCGATTGGGCTAGATTTGGTTGTCAATCAGATATATCAATAATAACTTCTGCTAACTTAGAAGGTGGCCCATTTTTATTAGTGGGAGATTCTTTCTTGGGGAAAGGTAAAATCTCAGCAATACAAAACATTGACAGTGGGCGAGATGGCTATATAATAATCAAAGTTACCTTGTTCTCAACAAAGGAAAAACATGATTAATGAATTGATTCCCGTAATGGGATTTAACCAAGCTATGTTACTCTCTGGCTATAATGAATATCAAATTCAACAAATAATTAAAGGGTCTACCCATGAGCCAACTTCACAAGAGTAATAAGAACAGAGTTTTATTCGGCGTTTGTGGAGGACTAGCAGAAAATCTAGGAGTAGATGCCGCTCTATTAAGAATAGGTTTTTGTCTTGGAGCAATTTTTACTGGAAGTATTTTGTTTTGGGTTTATTTACTTTTTGCTTTAGTGTTGCCTACAGAGGATTGATATAATGGATAAGATAGTCGGTCAGAAAGTATTTTTTACTGCTGATCT